ATCATGGTCTTCATCACTGGGGTGCTTGGCGGTGTCGCTGGTCGTTCAGGAGTTAAGGCAATTGCCAACGCAAGCGCCAAGGCTGAAGCTACTGATAACGATGAGCCACCAAAACCATGAGCCTGCTAAACCCATGGGTATTGCTGGGTATCGTCCTGGCTGTTTTTGGCGCAGGAACAAGCGGTTATTTCAAGGGAAGTGCGGATGAGTTTGAGCGCCAGCAACTTGAGATTGCCCGTTTGAATGAACAGGCACGAGAAACAGAAAAACGTATGGGGGAGGTAGCTCAAACATACGCCCAAAATTTAAGGAAGTCCAACGATGTTGCAAAAGCTAAAGAGACTAAGCTGCGTTCTGATCTTGCCAGTGGTGAGCGCAAGCTGTTCATTCCTGTCAAAGCCCCCGAGTGCGCCGTACACACCGCCTCAGATTCCACCGCTCCCAGTGGAAATACAGAAACAAGAGCCGAGCTTGACTCAGGAGTTGCTCAAGCTCTTGTCGATCTCACCAGCCGAGGTGACCAAGCCATCCGCAGTCTCAACGTCTGCATCGACCAATACAACGAAATGAGGAGCATCAAATGAACCTGTCACCAAACTTCACCCTTAAAGAGCTAACTAGGTCTGACGCTGCAACCCGCTTGGGCTTGGACAACCAGCCCAACGATGAAGCACTTGAAAACTTGAAATTGCTATGCGAGAAGGTATTGCAACCTGTGCGCGATCACTTTGGTAAATCAGTTACCGTGAACTCGGGCTATCGCAGTCCTGAGAGTAATGCTGCGGTGGGAGGATCGAAGACCTCAGATCATTGCAAGGGCCAAGCTTGCGACCTAGAAATTGATGGCATCCCCAACCCTGAGTTGGCGCAGTGGATCATGGATAACCTTGAGTACACACAGCTCATCCTTGAATTTTATGTGCCTGGGGGTGATCCGAATGCTGGCTGGGTCCATGTTTCGTATGACCCAAACAACCTGAAAAAGCAAGAATTGACTGCTGTCAGGGTTGCTGGGAAGACTCAGTATTTGCAGGGCTTGCAGGCTTGAGGCTCATCTCGTGAGCTTGTGCTTCGGCAAATGAACGAAAAAACGCCCCGCAGTGCTTGCACCGAAAGGCGTTTAAGTATTCAACCACCACCGTTCCACGGCCTCGCTGTCTGCCGTAGAGGGTGGTGATTTGCTCAATATGGGTCGTAATCTTTTTTGTCAATGTTTTCTCTGATGTACTTGTAGATCATGCGCTCAATCTCGTCCCGCTCAGTCTGCTGTAGGTCATCAGTACGGTCATTTCCTGATTCATCTAGCGACTCATAATCAAACTCGTAGTCCACGCCCACAGATGGGTCGTAGTCCGTTACGGTAAACCTTAACTCAAGATCCATCTCAAGCGTTTCCGAATAATAAACATCAAAATATTCCATGCAATTCATATTTCCTCCGCCATCATGTAAATAGCCAGTATAACCAAAATAACTGTACCCAAAGCAATGCCTATGATTACAGCCCACAAAAGAAGCAAGACTAAAGAGATTTCCATTCACGTTCCTCCCGTCCACTCAAGGACTTAACGGTTTTGCCAGTGGTGGTGACCAAGTTTAGCTTTTGGAGTTCGGGCAGTCTACGGGAGACAGCATTGGGGTTTAAACCTGTTTTTAAAGCTATCCCATCCTTACCCATAGGACCATGGGTCACAAGGGCTTCTAGGATGATTCTGAAGTGCTGTGGAGCCACCTCTTTAATTGAGTCAGCTGCCTGGTAGCTGGTAACGGGGTCTGAACTCCGTACTCGGTTAAAGATGGGCAAGTCAAAGAATTTTTTTACTTCGCCGCCAAAATATGTATCGTCCAATTTGTTCATTTCTCTCTCCTATTTTTACGCCAAGGGGTGGGGGTACTCGCTGCACCTTTCGGCATCCGCTTTCCCCCCGAAAATCAATAACAGTTAGTGGTGCAATTGTTGCCATAACAACAGGTGGTGCAAGTTACCATGCGCCCATTCTGTGTGTAGGTGTGGGTTGAACAAGCTGCATAAACCACTGTGGATGATGCCGCAATCCAAATTGCCAAAAGTGCTTTCTTCATTTGTCTCTCCTTAAAAGGGCATGTCATCATTCATGTCATCAAAGCCTGACCCTGAACTCTTACGAGTGGGTTCCGAACTCTGACGAGCTGCTGGCGCTTTGGGTTTGACCGACAAAGACAGGAAGGTCTTGCCCTCGTTGCCTTTCTTGATCCATCCATTGATCCAGTAGTCTGTTCCATCCACGTTTAGCTGACCGTTGTAGTCAGCATGTGTGGCCTCTATTTTTTTGTCATTCCGTGACAGAGTGCCACGGTTTGTGTTGTCATACGCCATTTTTTCCTCTCGTTTTTTGTATCGCTCAAGTAAAACTTCTCCACCAAATTCTGATTCCCAATCGTTCATTTGATGCCCCCGATTGTTAGACTGGTTTCGCTTTTTTAATTGCGCTTCTTGTGGCTGAATCCATTTGACTGGACAACCACACCTCTTGATCTGCCTCAAGTTGTTCGCTCTTGATCATGTCATAGGCTTCCCTTGCACGACCATTTGCAACCAACTCTCGACAGCTTTCTGCCAACTCCATCAAATAAGTTTTGACTTCGTTGTCTAGATCATCCCCGATACCACCCTTGGGGGTAATGATCGGCGCATCTCCTTTGCGTCCTGTGGTGGCATCCAAGGCATCATGCTCGACCAGCTCCATGGCGGCAACCCACAAGTACCTCCGTTGATAAGTCTCAACTGCACCTATGTTCTGAACTTCATGGCAACCCTTCAATGCTGCGGAACCAAAGGGACTGGTGATCACAATCTCTCCACCGCCTTCGGTGTCCACAATGCATAGTTCTGCTTGTTCCTTGGTGAACGACACTACGCCAATCAGGCCAAGCTCATCAAAAATTTCAAGGGTGGGGTGTAAGAAGTCTGCCAACTCAAAATAGTTATATCCTGCAAACTTATTCAAGCCCGACTTCTTCAAAGGCTTTGCCCGAAGCTTTGCTCGTGCCACCGCCAACTTTACATATACCTCTAGATTTGCTTTGCTTTGCTCAATCATCCTAATGCTCCTTGTTTGTCCAACATCTTTTCATATTCATCCAACTCCCACGCAATAAATTCACTTTGTGTGTGTTCATCAAAGTCGCTGAACTTCATAAAGTGATTCTCTTGACAGCATTGGTATTTATCGTCTTTGCTTTCAATGCAATAACAGCAATACTCTTGATCGGACTTCATGTGATAGTCAATCAACTCTTGTTTAAATGTTTTCATCTTCATGTGTACCTCTTAAGAAAACCAAAGAAAAAATCCATGCAGGATTCCAATTGGAAAAAACAATGCGCCAGCAATCAAGAATCCCCACATTGCCTGTGAGAAGCAAGTGAAGATATGTGTGAGCCATGCAATAAAGCAGACTGTTCCAATAAATGATCCCATATCAATTCGATTCAATTAAAGTTTCAAAATAGGTCAAAGCAGTTGTACGAACCAAGTCCGTAATGTTCGTTCCATCGGGGGTTAAGACGGCATCCAAGACGTACTCATCAAGCATGTCTTTGTGGAACCTCAAAAGCAGATGGATGCCTTCATACACAATCTCGCGTGTGTACTCAGCGGTTGCCATGTTGTAGTGTGTATTCATTTTTGTTCCCAAGGGTCGCCCCAGTTAGAGGACACGCCTGTATTTAGGTTAGTCCAGTTATCACCCATCTTTTGGACAATGTCGCCATTGCTACCAAACCAAGAATCACCCATCTTGGTGAATGTGTTGCCGTTATCAGAGACTTTTAATGTTTCTGTGCTGTAGTAAGTTTTGCCTGAAAAAATATTGAAGTTGAACATTAGAAGCTCCATCCAAATTTGTTTGCCCAATAGGTAAATGGTGTGCGGGTAATCAAACCATCTTCTTTGATGCAAATCATTACATCTTCACCCCAGTCGGTATCGTCTGTGCGGAAGAATTCTTTGACTTCATCCAAAAGGCCTGATACTGCGCCTTCCCTGGTCTGCCCTACATGTATTGCTATGGTCATTGGGGTTCTTGCCCCATAAAACTCTGCTGTTGCTTTTACTGTCATTGCTCTCTCCTTTTGTTACGCCAAAAATGACAAACGAAGTGTCGGCGATACCGAAGTAGATGTCAAACAGTTATTGAACATGACCCTTTGCATAACTCAGGTATTATGTACCTATGCTATGATTTACCTATCGACATCAACGAAGGAGAACATCGATGACCATAGCGGAGCTTCAAACCAAAACTACGCTCTACAAAATAGCGAAGGAACTTAACCTCACATATCCCGCTGTATTCAAGTGGAAAAAGAGAGGCAAGATTCCACCTTTGCGCCTGTTTCAACTCAAAGAAATCCACCCTGAATGGTTCGTTTGACGGGGTATTAAAAGCATGTATACTTCGATCCGTCTTGAGTGGCATCAAGACGTAGACGGAAATCGTGGAACCCTACAGATCCCTGTGTGGTCTTGTCAGACGACAAACGAACTTTTGATTTCCGTCATACGTTTTGTTGTTGCTCTCGCCAAGAGCCAAGACCGCAGAGAGATTTGTAGGGTTTTTGCTTTTGGACAACGCAATGCGGTACGTCGATGGTTGCGTTTGAGATACCCCGATACACGAGCAAACCAGATCGGGGAGCGTGGGCTTAGTCCTAGAGCGCGGTGGTTGAAACAGTCTGGGACAGTGCGAGGCGATGACATGGCTCCGAAAGGCAAGCATCGAGGCACAGGCGAACTTTGGTTTTGACCACGGTAAGGCTGTGCTTTGCTCCAACATTCACCAAAAGGCAATAAGGGATAGAAGATGACAAACTTTGAACTATTCTGGGCTGCATGGCCTACCAGTACCCGAAAGGGCGGCAAGTCTGATTGCTTGAAGCGGTGGGAAAAGTATTATTGTGATAGCTGTGCTGACCAAATAATCAAGCACATTGAGTGGATGAAAACCACCGACCAGTGGCGCAAAGACGGCGGTGCTTACATACCCTCACCCGCTGTTTACCTAAACCAACGCCGCTGGGATGGCGCTGAGATACCTGAAGTTAAAAAAACCATCAACATTTTGGACAAACTGGCAGAAGACCGAGCCAGAGCTGTGCCGATGCCTGCTGATGTAAAAGTTCGACTAGATGCGCTGCGGGGAAGACGTTGAATGAGCTGGCTCTTTTCGCAGGCGCTGGTGGAGGAATACTTGGCGGCAAACTCCTTGGATGGAGAACAGTCTGTGCAGTCGAGTGGGAAGCCTATCCCGCAAGCGTATTGTGCGCCCGACAAAATGACGGTCTTCTCCCGCCTTTCCCGATTTGGGATGATGTTCAAACCTTTGACGGCAAACCTTGGCGAGGAATTGTTGATGTCGTATCTGGAGGATTTCCATGTACCGACATCAGTGCCGCCGGAAAAGGAGCAGGAATTGATGGCAAAGCCTCAGGAATGTGGAGAGAAATGGCTCGCATCATTTGCGAAGTACGACCCAAGTACGCATTTATTGAGAACTCACCAATGCTCACTTCTAGAGGACTTGAACGAGTATTGTGCGACCTTGCCAAATTGGGGTTTGATGCGAAATGGGGAGTGTTGGGAGCAGACTCGATTGGATTACCCCACAGGCGAGAACGAATTTGGGTTTTGGCTACCGACCCCTGTCACAAGTATGTGGAGAGGGGCATCAAAAAAAAGGTTTTTGGGAAGCCGAGAATACAAGGGAAGTTTTACGATGGAGTGGATAAGAACGAGTCCGGATTGCGCTCAATATTTTCACCCGGACTTTGCAGAGCTTTTAATGGACTTCCCGGACAAGTGGACAGACTTAAAGCCATTGGAAATGCACAAGTTCCTAGAGTGGCGGCAACAGCATGGAGAATCCTAAGTGAATCATGAGCACAGACAAGTCGCCAACAGCATCCTCTCCCGACTTAAAGACGGGGAACAATTTAGCCAATCTGTCATCCGAACAGCGCTTAGAGATACAGGAGACCTTGCGGACGATGGAAGCGAGGGATTGGATCAATCGCTACAAGAGGAAAATCAAGGCGGTTGGCAAAAGAGAAGCCTACGTTTGGTGGCTAAAAACGATTGATGACATTGAAAAACGCCGAGGCAAAGCTGAAGCTGACGATTTACGCAGGAGAATGAATGAGGGCGGCAAAAATTGATGCAAATCAAGAAGCGGTGGTTACGGCGCTACGAGCGGCTGGCGCTACGGTGCAGTCTTTGGCTAATGTTGGCAAGGGTGTCCCTGATCTGTTGGTGGGTTTTAAAGGCCAGACCCTGCTTATGGAAGTTAAGGACGGCTTTAAACCGCCGTCTAAGAGGTCTTTAAATGAAGACCAGCTAAGGTGGCATGGCGTGTGGAAAGGGGGCGCATTGGCGGTTGTAGACAGCCCTGATGCGGCTTTAAGAATGATTGGGGTGATTAAGTGAGAAGCCTTGAGCAAAACCGGCTAATGTGGGCAAACCTTGAAGACATTGCCCAGCAAGTAGTTTGGTACGGTCAAAAGCTACACAAAGAAGAATGGAAAGATGTGCTAACTGCTGCGTTAAAAAAACAAAAGATCGTCCCCGGCATCGAGGGTGGCTTTGTGGTCATTGGCGCAAGGACAAGCAAAATGACCGTGGCTGAGATGAACGAGGTCATTGAGCTGTCAACCATGTTTGGCGCACAGCAGGGCGTTAAGTTTCGGGCTTTAGAGGAATAAAAAAGGGATCGGCACAAGGCCGACCCAAAATAATCACCGCAAGCATTTAAAACGGCAACCAAAAATAAGTGTACCCATGTTTCAAAAACACAATTATGTAAGGTCAAAAAAGCTACTCAAGCTGGTGGCAGGGCTTGACTGCCAAGCCTGCGGGTCGGGCCAGATGGTGCAGGCCGCACACACAAACTGGGGTGGTGGCAAAGGCAGGGGCGTTAAGGCTGATGACAATCTAGTGGCGGCTTTGTGCTTGAAATGCCATTATGAAATTGACCAAGGCAAAGACATGAGCAAAGAGGAACGCCAAGAAATGTGGGAACAAGCGCACATTGCCACGGTAAAAAAACTGTACATCCAAGGCTTATGGCCTGTTGACGTACCTATTCCAGCGTTTACAATTGACGTGCAGTTGTCTTCTTTGCAGGGGCATTGACCCCTGCTTTTTTTGCCAAGACGCATGGAGATTGTCACTTTAAGCTGGTGAATTCAACCAGTCTCCAGCCGTGTTGGTGGAAAACGGTTTAGCTCCGGTGGGAGTTTTTTGTTGTTGAATTGCGCCCAAATCCTGCTTTATGGAAGCCACTAACAACCTTTAAGGATGACCATGAAAAAAGACGTTGCCGACTTTAT